GTGTTAGATCTAAAGAAGACACGCCAAATAAGTTTGACGATAAGATATACCTATTTAAGGGTGAAGAGTTCATCGAGGTTACATCAGCTACAACTAATCCGGGTACACCTACACTCAAGCAATTTGAGAAGGTAAACAAAGACGGGGCTGCTGTAGTTAAATCTGACGAGTGGTACTATAATCTTTGGAAGTACGGAAAGCACAACGGAAAGGTTGAGGCATTACTTCAGTTAGGATCTAAGATAAAGGTATACAGAGACACCGACAAAGACGTTAAGTCTGAGGAGCAAGGAAAGCTACAGTCGGGTTACTACGGTATTAACTTCCACCCTAACACGTACAACCTAGACAACAAAGTTACTAGTTCAGACATAGGTTGGTTCTCAGCCGGATGCCAAGTGGTAAATAACTTGACTAAGTACAAGACCATGATTAGGTTATTGAAGACTGAGAAGCTAGTTACTTACTGTTTAATAAATGAGTTCTAATGAGAAACAAGCTAGCAGGTACTAAGACGGGTACGTCAAAGACAGCAAAGTACTACCAAGATAACCCTGAGGCTCGCAAAAAGAAGCTAGCATATGACTCTAAGTATCAAGACACTCCTGTTAGACAGAAGTACAGAGCGGAGCTACAAAGAATCAATAGAGAGAATGGTACGCATGGTAACGGGGATGGTAAGGACGTAGCACATATATCAAAGATAAAGACTCGTATGCAGACTCAATCTAAAAACCGCGCGGATAAGAAACGCTCATTTTTTAAGTCATGAAACAAATTGCGCTTATTTTTATTACAGTGCACCTACTATTGTCGTGCTCTGCTCATTACCACGTTGTACGTGCAATGAAGAAAGGATATAAATGTGACGAAACTAGCGACACAATACAAATATCTACAATAGACTCAATTCCATACATTCTAAGAGACTCAATTTATTGGGAGAAGGTAATTGTTCAAAAAGATACAATAGTTCGTTATAAGGTATCTAAGGTGCCTGTTACGAGATTTCAGGAGCGTATTCAGTATAAGTACAAGACAAAGGTATTAAAGGCAGACGTTCAGAAGGTTAAGTTTCAAAATAAATACATAACAAAGTATAAAACTCGTTGGTTATTCGTAATATTGGCATTTATATTAGGTTTTTTATTAAGAGTATCACTAAGTGAAACATTCCGTAGTAGAATAAGTCTACTTTTTAATTTATTTAAATAAAATTTATGGGTAAAAAATTAGGCCGTCCAATAGTAAGTAAAGGGGTGCCTAGGGTTAGGCTAAACCCACAAGAACTTGACTTAATCAGACAGTTCAGGGCGATTAAGGACAAGTCAAATGAGATGGGTCTTAACGAAAACGATGTTAAGCATGGTTGGATAAAGACAAAGGACGCATCACTATTCTTTGCAAACCCATCCTTTAACTCCGGAAAAGAACTAGACCTAGACTTCGAGAAGATACTTGAGAGTGCTCCTAAGCTAAATATAGAGAAGGCAGGTAAGAAGGTCTACGATGGAGAGTTTGACAAGCTAGTGTTTACTGATGTACATATTGGTATGGATGCTAGCGATAAAGGACGTTCGTTGTACCCAACAGAGTGGAACGAGGACATACTGTTCGAGCGATTGGAGAAGATGGTGTCTTATACGTTAGCTAATCAGAAAAGCAACGTTCTTTACTTACTTGACTTAGGTGACTACCTAGATGGATTTAACGGTCAGACTACTCGTGGTGGTCATGCACTACCTCAGAACATGAGCAATCAAAAAGCATTTGATGTAGGGTTCACGTTTAAGACAATGCTAATAACGTACCTAGCTCCATTCTACGATACAATCCACGTGCGTAATATCTGCAACGATAACCACAGTGGCGACTTCTCTTACTTCGTTAATCAGTTCTTTAAGAAGTATATTGAGAGAGACCTAAAGAATGTAAAGGTAACTAATCAGACGCTGTTCATTGATTACGAGATAATCGGTAAGTACTGCTTTGTAACGACACACGGAAAGGACACGCACAATTTAAAGTTCGGTTTTAAACCTAAGCTTGACCCCGGACAAATCAATAGAATAGTAGGTTATTTAAATACGAACCAACTATTAAACAAAGGCTACGAGATAATCTTTGAGAAGGGTGACAGCCACTTGTACCTATTCGACTCATCAAGCTCTGACGTGTTCAAGTACTACAACTACCCTGCATTTAGTCCCTCTAGTAATTGGGTGGCTATGAACTTTCAACTAGGCAAGAGTGGGTTTATACACTTCAACTATGGTGAAGATCAAAAGAGTATCAATGAATATTTCTTTAAATAAAAATCATTATACAATAAATTGTATCTTTGTAGAAATTAAATAAAATAAAATGAAAGTAGTAAAAGGAAAACACCACACTGTGGCAGACGTTAAGAAGTTATCACAGGAAGAGTTGGACATGATCCAACAAATGAATTCAGACTTCACTAAGGCTAAGATCTCTTTGGGAGACCTTGAGCTAGAGAAGTATGCGTTGTTACAGAGAATTGAACACTTGAAGATGGCGTTCGCAGAGAATGAAAAGCTCTTGATCGTTAAGTACGGTGAAAACTCTGTCATCAACATTAAGACAGGAGAAGTAACAGAGAAAAACGATTAAACATGAAAATTAGTTCATACGCAGTATTATCAAACCCACAGCTTGGAGATAAGTTAATTGGTACAGATGTTAATAACATGGATGTTACCAAGAACTTTACAATTCAGTCTATTTTACAACTTGCATCTTCATCAGGTATTTTTGTTCCATACACGGGAGCAAATAATGACGTTGACTTAGGTTTGAATAGCATTAAAGCAGTTGCGCTTATCAAGGATGGTGGTACAGCATCTCAGTTCTTAAAGGCTGACGGTACTGTAGATAATAATACGTATTTAACTGCAGGAAATATTGATTTTACTCAGGTATTGAATGGTTCATCAACAGTATCTCAGGCACCATCAGATCTTAATACACTTTTGGTTGTTAACTTTGGAGCAGCACAGGGAAGTCCTTTAACTGATGTTCAGTTAGATGCAGGAGGAAAAGTTACATTTAATACAGCGGGTGCATACTTTGTAAATGCATACGGAAATGTTGAGCGTCAAGGTTCATCAGGAGGAGTATCTATACTTTTATTCCGTGCAGTTTTAAATAATGTTCAGATATCTACAACTAAAGGATTTCACTTAGATACTCCGAGTCTACCTACTCCATATGAGGTTACAATTCCATTCCAAGCTAACGCAGGTGATGTACTTGAGTTTCAGATTATGCGTGACTCATCAGGAACTAATGCAGGAGGTGTTTACCCTCACACTAACTTAGGCGGATGGTCTAACGTACCATCTGCTCAAATACAAATTTGGAAAGTGAACTAATGGAAATTAGAAAGATATCAATTGGTCCTGACTATAAGGGTGGTGCAATGCACTTCCTTATAGGACAGCGTGTATGCGGTGATTCAAATGAGATTCATTTAATCAAGCGTGACGCTATGACTAATTCTATCAAGATCTTTATCATTAACGAAAAGGAGGAAGTGGTACTTTGGAAAGAATTCAACGATACCATTCCCATTGCAATTGAATATAATATAAATTTTTAATGAAATCTCCATTCTACTTTATTGCTAAGCCAATAAAGGGGAAAAGATACGACAATACTAAAGAGATAGGTGGATTAGAGCTTATCATTAGTACATCAGAGGAGGACCATAAGTTCTCCAATCGTTTTGCTGAAGTTGTTGAGACTCCCTTAGGCTATAAAGGTCCTATCACAATTGGTGATACCCTGCTCGTCCACCACAACGTATTCAAGTTCTATAATGACATGAAAGGTCGTCAGAAAAGTAGCAAGAGCTTCTTTCGTGATGATATATTCTTTGTTGATTCCGAGCAGTTCTATATGTACAAGCATGATGATAAGTGGATGGCATACGACAGGTACTGCTTTGTTCGTCCAATCCCTGCGATTGAGACATACATCAAGAAGCCACTAACAGAGGAGCCACTTATGGGGCAGATGGTATACCCAAACGACTACTTAATCAGTCAAGGTGTAAAGCCGGGTGACTACGTTTGCTTTAAACCGGGGACTGAGTACGAGTTTACTGTGGATGGAGAGAAGTTGTACAGGATGTTTGACCATCAAATAACAATTATCTTATGAAAAATACAAAAGAGATAAAGCTTAGGATCATTGAGGCAGGTGAGTTTGCTGTAGAGCAGCTTATTAAGGTAGCTAAGGAGCAGATTATTAAGCTAGACTCAGAGGATGACTTAGCTGCAGACAGATTAAAGAACGCTGCTGCTACAAAAAAATTAGCTATATTCGATGCATTCGAGATACTTAGCCGTATTGAGATGGAGAGAGAGAACATTGAGATCATGGAGCATGGTCCTTCAAAGATAGATACAAAACAAGGGTTTGCAGAACGTAGAGCAGGAAAATAAACTATACCGAGTTGTAGAGAACCACGTTCCCTCTAAGGTAATGAGTCGCAAGAATGGCGGCAGGACTTGGGTATACGGGTATAACGCTGACTACGACATGGTTGTCATATCTAAGACAGGACAGGTTGGACAGGTTATAAATATATCAGGACTAAACATCGGTCTACCACTTGCACCAAAAGATTGTATTCAGAGAAGCACGACATCAGTCGATCAGTATTGGGAGAGAATAGACCTACCAAAGGAGCTAAGCAGGATACAGTCTATATTCCATTGGAATGAGATGCCATCTGAGTTTAAGAATAGATGGGTAGACTATATTGAGAGAGAATTTGATTACAGAGATCAAGGTTGTTGGTTTATGAATAAGGGAGTCCCAACATACATTACAGGCTCACACTATATGTATCTTCAGTGGTCGAGTATTGATGTTGGGTACCCTGATTACCGAGAGGCGAATAGAATATTCTTTATATTTTGGGAGGCCTGTAGAGCTGACAATAGAAGCTTTGGAATGGTCTACTTAAAGATTAGACGTTCCGGGTTCTCTTATATGTCATCGTCTGAGTGTGTCAACATAGGAACACTTGCAAAGGATGCAAGGGTTGGTATCCTATCTAAGACAGGATCCGATGCTAAGAAGATGTTTACCGACAAGGTAGTACCAATCAACAGCAGACTTCCTTTCTTTTTCAAGCCAATCATGGACGGTATGGATAAGCCTAAGACAGAGCTTGCTTACCGTATACCGGCATCAAAGATTACAAAGAAGAATATGCACGAGCTTGATGACAACGAGATTCAAGGCTTGGATACAACGATAGATTGGAAGAACACAGAAGAGAACTCATACGATGGTGAGAAGCTATTGTTCTTGGCACATGATGAGAGTGCTAAGTGGGTAAAGCCAAATAACATCCTAAACAATTGGCGTGTAACTAAGACGTGTCTACGTTTGGGTTCTAAGATCATTGGTAAGTGTATGATGGGATCTACCTCAAACGCACTAAGCAAGGGTGGGGACAACTACAAAAGACTTTACGAGGACTCGCGCGTAGGTACACGTAACGCAAATGGTCAGACCAAGTCAGGACTCTACTCATTGTTCATTCCAATGGAGTGGAACATGGAGGGATTCATTGACAGGTATGG